ATGACTAATATTTACGATTTTACTGTTAAAGCACAAGACGGATCTGACGTTCAACTATCAAAATACCAAGGTAAAGTTCTCTTGATTGTTAATACTGCAACAGGTTGCGGATTGACACCTCAGTACGAAGGACTTCAAAATCTCTACGACACATACAAAGAAAAAGGTTTTGAAATTCTAGATTTTCCATGTAACCAAATGTAGGAAACTAAAATACTCTATTAAAACTATAACAAAAAGACGGTCTAACCAGACCGCCTTTTATTTTTATAATTCGTTATAAGCGTCAATGTAATCTTGTAACTCATTTACTTCCATTGCTTTAATGTCTACGCCTTCGCAATCCAACTCATACAAAGCATTTGCTAACTCTTCCCACCACTCAAAGTTATCTTTGTCGTAAGTGAACCAGTCGTCATAGTAATCTTCTTCAAAGTCGTCTTGAATTTCTTCAAAGTCTTCAATGTATTCAACGTGTTCAATTCCGCTAAGGTAAAGTTTTTTAGGTTGTTCAGCTAGCACTTGTTTAGCTTCGGCGTTATTGTATAAGCAATCTTGCTCAAAGTCAACGTGAGCAATGATTTTAGTGTCGTTGTATTCGGCTACCAAGTCAGCTTCATAAGAGATAGCAATATCTTTGTGGCTGATAGTACGGTTGTAAAATTCAGTTGCTTCAACTTTTGAATTTTCTTCCTCGTAATTATCCAAGAACCATTGGGCTGCTTCGTCTTTGACGTCTTCAAAATCATCATTTTCTTCCAAACCTAAAAGGTTAGCAAGCTCTTCAAGACTTTCTTCTGAAAGTTCAAAGTCATTCAAGATATAGTCGTCGCTTCCGTATTGGTTAACGTATTTTACTTCAAGTTCAAGTGTTTTCATGTTCTTACCTCTTTCTTTTTAGAGGTACTAAAAAGTACCTAGTCATCTTTACTTAACTAGGTACAATATGCTATAATATTCGCATATCTACTTAGTTAAGTAGTTTGTGTTTAGGTGTTCATTCAAACTTTGGTCGGGGAGAATGAACACCTTTTTTGTTTTGTGTTAAGGTCTATCTCAACCTTACATACTTATTATATCATAGTATTAATACTATGTCAACGACTTACTCAAACTTTTTATAAATTTTTTTCACGTTCGGAAATAAGTTGTTTTAACTCTTCTAAGTCTTCCGCTGTTGCCATGGTTCTTATAAAACCACGGGCATTAGAGCGACGGCTCAAATAGTTGCGGTGTGCTTTGTTGTCTGGGCTTTTTTCAAGCCATCGCTTAGTTGCCTCGGTTTGTGCCTCTTTAGTTGCGTAAGCTTTTCTTTTTGTTTCCTTTGTCATTTTGCAATTTCCTTTTTAAATAATATGTTAGTGTTTTTCTTGCGGTAAACATAACTACCCACAAAATAAGTAAAATTCGAATGATATCCATTGCTTTAATTGTTAGATGATGATACAATACAATCAATAGGTGGGGTAGCTTTCTGCTACCCGCCTACCGATTTTTTAATTACTTACGTTTAGTAAGTCTGTAAGTTAAGAGAAGTTTGAGTGTCAGTCGTGCTTCTCTTGCCAAGCCTAGAATTAGAAGAACTTTAGCAAGCTCTGATAATTTTAGGCTTTTTATGATGTAATCAATCATCTTTTTACCTCCTGTTTTATTTATAAGGTATCTCTCAACCTTACATACTTATTATATCATAGTATTAATACTATGTCAACGGCTTACACAAACTTTTTTGATATTTTTTAATTTTTTTGGTCCGTTTTAACGGACTTTTTTTATTATTGCCGTTATAACGGAAAATAAAACAAACGTTGCTGTTACAAGCTTTCTGGGTACTGCTGGGGTAATTTGGAAAATAAAAAAGGACTAGCTCACGCTAGCCCTGCAAAGAAGCTCTACTGTTTTTGTTTCAAGTGTCCTAACCAGTCCACTCATTACGGTAGTCCGTGTAAGACCATTACACCCTTACCCGTCCATTATACCAAAAAAAGCTCCCGACCGTAAAGGTGGGAGCGTTAAAGGTTAACTATTTAATTATAGCATTTTTACTTGTAATAATTGACCAAATCGTCTTTATCTCGACAAGATAGCCAGACTGTACCGAATTGACCAAATTCGAACTTGCGCCAATAATATCCGCCGTAGTATCCGCCTTCGCCCGTATCTGTGATATGAGCCTCGTCTAGCTCAAAGCTAAAGTACATACCCGCTTTAAAGTCCTTGTCTTGACCGTCAGGAACGTTGTTGCCGTTTTCGTCAACCCAATTGACAAGCCCTACAGGGATTCCGTTGTCAGTCCAATCAAAGCCAACAGGTGCTAAGTAGTCACATTTGATTTGATAGATACCATTTACAAAGGCTACCTGATTAGCTAGGTAGTAAGCTTTGCTGTCTGGTTTACGACCGCCAGAAACAACTGTGTTAGGCTGTGTAGCCGTTGACCCGCTAAAGCGCCAAGCCTCAATATAAGCTGGTTTGGTGCTGTTGTAATATTCGTCCCAATTGTGAGAAGATACCGCTGTGCCTGCTTGCCCGCCTGTTGAATAGTCAACGCTGATAAATGTGTTAGCGTCTTCCAGCACTCCAACATGTCCACCAGCTCCGCCAGATTGCGACATATCAGCGCCCCATGACATGAGAATAATGTCACCTCGTTGACCGTTCCAATCTTCATTTTTTGACACACGATAAAAGCCGTTTTTGGCTAATTGTGAGCCTAGAGTCACCGTTGACGGTAAACCGATGATATTTACTCCTGCCTCTTTCAAAGCTTGTGAGATTGACCCTGAACAGTCTGCTGTGCCGTCTGAACCGTTACGACTGCCATACATCGAATAAGTAAGTTTGCCTCGACGGCTTTCGAACCAATTAATTAAAACGTCTGTATTCATTTATTTTCCCCTTTCCAAGCGCCATTCATTTCCTTGACTGCTGACTCGATAAACATTTCCAGCTGACTATCTGTTAAATAAATATTGTGAGCTTCTAGGCTCTTTCTAGCTTTAGCTTTTGCCTCGCTAAGTTTTTGGTAACCTTTAGTATCTTCTTCGGCAATCTGCTCGACCGCATTGACTGCGTTTTTTGCGATGATTTCAACGATTTTGAGCGCTTTCTCACCGCCTTCTTTGTAAAGATAGTCTTTTGCAGTTTTAACGATAAAACCAGCTAAACCTGTCAAAATAAGCATAGCTGCTTGTACAATCACATCATTCATGTTCTTCTCCCTTCTGCGCATAACTGCGCATTGCTGTGCGTGGTCTAAAACATCTGCGTTTTTCTGACCACATCTTCTAAGCCATCTACCTTATCTTGTAGGACCGATATATCCTTACGAGTTTCCAGCGATAGGCTATTAACTGCCTCAGTCAATCTAGCCATTTGCTGCTGGTTCTCGGTCGCTATTCGATTGTTTGACGCTAGTAGTTCTTTGTTAGTTTCTTGGAAACCAGTGACCAGCTTTTTGGTAACCCATAGCATACCGCTGATTAAAATCAAAATGACAACAATAATTGCCGTTGCTAGGATTCCGCCAACTTTATCAATAGTCCAAGTCGCTTGCATTGCTTCGTGTATTACATCTTGACCCACCATAGACCCACGCTATCTAAGCCTTATTCGGCGGCTTCTTCGTCTTGCAAGCCTGCGTGAGACAAGTCTACAAGCTCTTGCACTTGTTTGCGGAAACGTTTTGGAACGGTCTCAATAGTAATCCAGCCTAATTCAATTTGCATTGCGAAATAATTAATCATCATTGTTTTTCCTCCTAAAAATGTGTTTCTAATTTTCTGTAGTAGTATCATTGCTCGACTCCTCGTCAGCGAACATTTGGTTAATTAAGTCATTTAAAGTAGCTGTAGCAACTTTCGCCATTTTTTCAGCTATTTCATACGACTCTTTTAACTCTTTGATAGTATTATCGTATTCGCTAAATTTCTCGTTTTCAAACTTGTCACGGAAATTCTCTTGATACACGACTTCCAGCGCTAACTTTTCAAGCTCTGCGTTTGAAAGCTCGATTTTGTCAGCTGGGAGCATGACGGGATAAAATGCACCGTCATCGTTGGTCAAGGTGACTTTCGTGCCTTTGACCGTGCCGTCTGTTTCAAATTCCTGCGATTTTGAACCAAATTTTAACTTCATATTTTCTCCTTTCTATTCGCTTGGAAATGGGTCTGTGGTCAAGTAAGTAACTGTACCTGTCCATACGTGATTACCTGTGTAACTATTTGTAAGCCTGATTTTCCCATCAGTCGCCAAATGCAAGACCGCCCAAGCGTTAACACTGTTTGAAACGTTACCGTTTAAGCTCATATGCACCTCAAAAGCTGGTCTGTACCCAAGCGGGATTGTTTCAAGCATTTCCACATATTCGCACTGCTTATTAATATTTGAGATTGCCCTGTGCCAAGTTAATTGAACTTGGTTACCAATCCTAGTAGCCGTCGCCTTGCTTGAATATGGCATACCAATTTCTTTACTATACGCTTTAGTTTGGTTTACTGCTGTAAACTCTGCGACCTTATTTTGAATAGCATAATAGTGCCAAGCTTGCCATGAGCCGCCTTGCTGAACACGGTAAGCGGAAACTGCTCCGTAAAAATCGATGCCTTCTTGCAAAACAAAACCGTTGTTATTTGTATGCTTAGTTACACGAATGTATTTCCAGCCATGAGTTCCGCTACCTGTAGGAGCATGTAAAAAATTGTTCCCATTATAAAACCCTGTGTCAGTAACGTTGTTTAAATCAGTCCCATCGGCTAGTTTTATAGCCGTCCCGTTGTCGGCTGTTACTTGATGGTGTTGGATAGGCTTGTTGTTGTAATAATATTCCCAATCGCTGTCTACTGCGTTAGCACGTTCGGGCGTCTTTCCTATTCCGATTCCGTCAGGGCGGAACGTGGTAGGAAATTGCTCTGTTCCGACAACGGCTTTAAAATCATAGCTTGTTAGGCTGTCCTCGATATGTCCGACAATGTCGTAAGTTACAAGTGAACTAAACACTGCGCCAAGATTTGCCTGCGAATTAACTAGTTCGCTAACTGTCGTCCATGTTCCGCCTGCGTTTCCAGTATCAGCCGTGAACTCGTCATCTGTCTGAGAATGACGCTTGTATTTAAACGATAGTTTCATCGTGTTCTTCTGCTTATCGCCAACCGTGAGAGGTGCTATTTTAGCGTTTCTGGTTACTGTTACGGTCGTTCCAGCTGAACCACTGCGCTGTGCTGTAAAGCTTAGCTGTGGCGTAAAATACGGCAATACATCGACTTCTACTTCAACAGGGTCAGACGTCCGTCCTCGACTATCTGTGACTGTTGCTCTAACCGTTGCCGAACCGTTAAAGTTCATCATGCCTAGCGCTCCGCCATTTGACGTTGTGGTCATGTTCTTGTCAACAATTTCAGCGTGATAATTGGAAATAGTAGAGCTGTAAGCACCGCTTGCGTTGTTAAAAGCGACTTTGATATTAGATAAGACCTGCACGAATGTATTTGACGTATTTATCAAGTTAGATACAGTCGTATTGCTGTCAGATAAGCTAATACTGCCTAAGGTTGGTTTGACGCTTGCTGGTATGCTTGCGTTAAACGTCGCCTCTTTCGTGCCAATCTTCGTGCTACCGTTGTAAGTATCAATATAGACCGTTCCCCAGTGGTAGTCAGCGTTAGGCACTGTGTTAGCAAAATCCATCGGCAAAGTCCAATTGCAAGACGTATCGACGTTTGTCGCAATTGTTCCGGTCTTGCCGTCCCAGTTGTAACGCAAAGTGTGCTTAAATGCGCTGTTCTTACGGTCAATGGTGATAGTCGCAACTTTCCCAAGCTCGGTAGCTGTTACTTTCCCAGTACTTGCTCTTTTGATAGTTGGCAAAGGCAAATTGAAAGCGACCATAGATGAACCATATCCACCTGTATTCAAAGCAACTGAAACTTGAATACCGACGGTTTTCGCACCGTTGTCGTCATGTCCGACCACGTAATCGTGAGCAAAAAGCAACTGAGATGAACCTGTACCAATATTTACGGTTGGGTGCTCGATTGCACCGCCACCATTGACGTGAATAGTTACGTCTGCGGTCACCCCCCACATACTTGCATAACCGTTTGTGATAAGACGTGCTTGTACGTTAACTGTTGACCTATTGTTAGCTTCGTCTTGTCTATTCCAACCAGACCACACTTCCAGCGTCATATTGTGCCCATATTGACCGCTAAATGTAGCTGTTGCCATTTACTTATCAACCTCCTAAATACCTTAATACCAGCATGTCTTGGTCTGCTGGGTGTGTTTCAAAACGGAAACGTCCAATTTGAATTGTTTTGGTAAAAATACCGTTTTCAATTCGCAAGACACCTTGCGAAATATACATGACTTCGCTACTACCTGAGAACAGACTAATACGGTCGTTTGCGAACTTGGCATAAGCAGAACCGTCAGACTTACCGATTATCAAACCCTCGTTTTGGACGGTCATGTATGTATCGATAAAGTCCCATTGCTGTCTCAATGTTCCAACGTCTGTCTTTAATTGCAAGATACGAGCTGACGCCTCTTGCAAATTGCGCTCGGATTCTGCCTTAGCCTCATCATTAGCGTTAACGTAGTTTTGATAAGCTGTAATCCACTGATTGACCGTGTCAATGCTTGCTTTAGCTTCCATTTCAGCTTTAACAATGCTGTTCTGTTCTGCCAACGCATTCAGCTGTTGCTGTGTGAGTGCTTGGTCTGCTTTTGAGTCAATGTCTGATTGAACGTCTTCTAAAGCTGGTGACCATTTGCTAAAGACGGTCCCAGCTTCAACTTTTGCCTCTTTCCACTCTAAAGAACCACTTGCAATCCAATCAGTTCTAAAAGCCCAACTCCAATAGTCATTTTTTAAGTGGTCGGCATTGATTTTGTCAGTTAACTCAAAGACAGCTTCCCCGCTTCCACTTAACGACCTGCGTCCCCCGCCACCAGACGGATAGGCTCCACTATTCCAAGCGGTAACATTTCCAGCGCCCTGTATCCAAATTTCAGCGGTTTTTCCACTTACTGGTTTAATATCAGTATATTTGAGAACAATACGTGTTTTTAATGTGTCGCCAACTACAAGACCATCTGTAATCACCTTATATAGATTAGGGCAAGTGTTCTGAACTCCTGAGAATCCTGTAAACGGTTTAGACCAATCTTTGCTAGTTTTTTGTGCTAAGTTCCTACCACCAACCTTAACAGTACCAACCATGTCAACCCACTTATATTTAGTTGGGTCTGTACTATCTGCTTGCGTGTAATCCGTGTACGTACCTAAATAGCGCTTGTTGCCACTATTTGACGTGCTGAAGTCGGTTTTACCGTCTGCACTATTAGCATAGGCAATATGCAAGTAAGGAGTCCTACCATCTGCGCCTTTTGGTCCCTGAATACCTTGAGCGCCAGTTGCACCTTTGTCTCCGTGCCATTTAGACCATCGGTATTTAGTTGGGTCTGTGCTGTCTGTTGCGGTAAAGTCTACGTACATACCGATGTAGGCTTTGGTCTGGTCTGTTTGACTAAAACCACCGCCTGTAGCATTGTCTGCATAGGCGATATGCGTGTACTGAGTTTTCCCATCAGCTCCTTTAGGACCTTGGATACCTTGGTCACCTTTAGGACCCTGAATACCTTGAATACCTTGCGGACCTCTGTCACCAGTCGCACCTTTATCTCCCTTGTCACCCTTATCACCCTTGTCGCCTTTTGCACCGTTAACACCTGCAATACTGATATTTATAGGGTCTGTCACTTCAACTGAGCCGTCCGAGTAGTATATATACTCAAATTTCCAGAGATAGCGTTGTTCTTGTGTTGGGACTAGTGGTGTAGCTGACCAACCAAGGCCTTCTGGGGCTGGTGTGTACGGGGTCTGTGTGCCAATTTCAATTTTCGACTCTTTTTGTCTCAAAGAGCCGCTGGCGACATTATCAATCCTAAAAGCCCATTTCCAAAAATTGTTTTTTAAATGGTCAGCCGTGATTAAACTTGATGTTTCAAACACTGTTTCGCCACTACCGGAAATTGTACGTTTTCCGCCGTTTGGGTCATTTGGCATTGCACCAGCGTTCCATCCAGTGACGTCTCCTGAACCCTGCAACCAAATTTGTGCTGTTTTTCCTTCAGCCGGGACAATGTTGTCATATTTGAGCACGACTCGTCCCTTGATTGTGTCACCTACTTTTAAACCTTGAGTTACAACTTTACCAAGCTCAAAGATGTGATTGATGCCACCATGGAAAGAATTATACGGATTGCTCCAATCCGAAGTACTTGATTGCGCTAAATTACGATTGCCTTGTTTTAAACTGTCATCAAATGAGGGCTCAAAGCTTTCACTACCGTAACCTGCTTCAAACATCATGTGACCATTTCCAAAACTTCGAAAAGATAATCGAATATAACAAGCATTTTCCGGTGCAGTTATTGTACGTTTACCATGCTGCTCACCATCTGACCCGTATTCACCGTATCCACCACGATTACCAAATGGCGTTTTATTCTTATCATAAAACTGCCAAGCTTCCCAACATTTTTGACCATCGGATACTGTAGCCCACCATTGAAACGTGTACGTTTTTCCAGCGACAACTTGGATAAAGTCTGTAGTACGCTCGCCTTTTGCGTCTGGTCCTATGATTTGACCGTTTCCGTTAGCGTTAAGCCAGCCTTTTGATAATTTACTTTCAACTACAAGGTTCCCTAACGCACCTTCATTCGTTAGCTTGTAGAATGTCTCCCTTCTCGTCTCCGCTCGTTCCGTCAAGTTCACCAGAGTCATCTGACTCGTTGCTATCAACTTGGTCATCTTTTACCTCTTCCTGTTCATCTTCGACCCAGCGTTTAATGTCAATCGCTGGTCCATATGTGTTCCAAAGCACACGAATAGCTTCGGATTTAGTTTCAACAGGCACGTCAATGATTTGACGCTGTTCGGCAATTGCTACGTCTGCTCTAATCATGTTTGATTCTCCTCTCTGTTATTCCCAAACTTCGCACTTGAAATCGGCTTTAGCACTGATTTCGCTAGCGTTGACGGTGATTGATTTACCAGTCTTATAAGCATTGCCCGAACCGCCAAAATTAGTGTCCATAACGCCGTTTTTGTTGTATTTTGCCCACTTGTAAGTTTTAGTCTTGTCTGAGCCGTCAACGTCAAGCTCTTCACCGTTTCGGAAAAGACGCGCTTTCATGACTGTTGACCCTTGACCGTTTTTAAAGATGTTTCCTGCGCTAGATTCTAGGTGTAGACTGATTGGGTCTGACATGTCAACGATAGTACATAGACCTGTTGTTTTTTGGTTGTTAAGACCACCCGTTTTATTAATACATACAACCTTAAATGTTTGTGCATTAGTGACAACTGCTGGTGTGACTGTAAGCACGCCTTGCCCTGTTGTGTTAGTGCCTGGTGCCACGTTAGGCGTTTGACCCGCTGTTGTGCTAGAACATAAGTGCCAACCTAGACCACCGTCAGAGTCGTAGCCTGCTGATGTAGTGGCTGTCACGGTCGTGTCTTGATAAAAGAACTTAAATTGCTTGTTATCGTTTGTTAGTACATTTCCTCGGTAAAGGTCTGCGTTGACTGTTAAGCTTGCTGGCAAGTTGTTGCGGAACGTATTCCCGTTTCCTGCGTATACGTTTAGGATTTGAGCCTCTTTACCGATTGATGTTACGAACAAATCAATTTGCGCATGAAATTGCACGTCTAAACCTGATGTGTCGTCTTTCCAAGTTCCAGACGCTTCAAAGCGTTTAGAACCTTTATCAGGATTGATATTGACTTTAGTAGTTAAATTCTCGTTGTGTGAACCTGAAACGTACTGATTATCTGTGTTGGTTTTTGATGTGATTTCCGTTTTGGTAGAGCCGTCAACAACGTACCAACGAAGACCACTAATACCGCCCAAAATGCTTGCTGTTGAACCTGCTTTAGTTAGGTTAAGCGTCAGTGTTTGAGCGCTAGAAGCGTATGACGGATTATAAGCTCCTGACGTTTGACTGTAGACCTGTGTTGTTGGCTTGTTGGCTGTAATAAACGCATTTAAAACGGGCGCGTCTGATAGGTCTACGACTGTAATTTGCCCTGCTGCAATAATTCCCATGATAATTCTCCTTTTTTCTTTTTCTAAACTTGTTTTCCAATGTATTCAATCTCACAAGAGAACGTCGCTCGTCTGAACACGTCTTCCTGCGTAATTCTTATTGATTTCTGTGAATATGAATGGTCGGCGTTCCAGTGTTCGTCTGGTGTTTCGTCGTCTCTTGTTTTAGTCCAGATGTAACTAAATTCGGTGCCGTCCTTATCAATCTCCTTGCCACCTCGCCAAAGTGTAGCCGTGAGCGTGCTTGCTATAACGCCATTCTTAAACGTGTTACCGTTTGACGTCATGACTTTTAGCTCGATTTGCTCAACGAGGTTTGCCAGCGTGATTTCCGTCGTGGCTACTTCTGTATTTCCGACGTATCCAGACACGGTTAAAACAGCCGTATCGTCAATATCTCGGGCTTTGACAAGATACTGCATTCCGACTGTGACCACGCCGTCCAGCGCCCAGCGCCATGAGACGTCAGTGGCGACAAGTTTCTCGCCCTTGTAAAGGTCGGCTTTAAAAAGCGTCTCGCCCTCGTTATTCTTAAACGCCGTACCGTTATCACTCGATAAGCGGATTGTGTAAGGTGCTTTGGCGTCTGCCATTTCTTCCATACGAGATAGCAAGTCGCTAGGAAGCTGATTTTCAAGGACTTTAAAATTCGTAAAGACCGAGTGCCCTTGGTCTGGGTCTGAGAAGCTTCGGTGAACCTCTGAAGCCCTCATTTCCAATAAAAGAACCGGGTAGAATTGGTCATCGTGTACTTTGACCGTATCTCCCGGCTCTAAATCGGCGTCTCCTTTAACGTCGTATGTAATTGTTGGATAGCACCCAGCGCGTAGCATTTTCAAAGCGTTAGCTTCCAAGACGTTCTCGTCAGTCGTTTCAATTGACGCGTCTTTCCTAATCCAGTTATCGTCAATTTCTTTACCAGACAAGACTGACGGATAAAGTTTGGCGGAAATAGGAGCAAAAATACTTCCGTCTTTGACGTAAAATTCAACTTCTCCCGCGTCGTTCTTGTATTCCTTATACTTGTTAGATGGAATAACCGTCTTAACAGTCTCTTTGACGTTCTCTGTATACTTTTCTTGTACAGGAACCTGCTTAGTGACTGCTTGACCGCCTACCGTCTTACCTGCTGCGATTTCAGGCGGAAAACAAACTGTCTGAACACCAGCCATATAAGCGCCTAGATTGTAGCTATTTTCGACTACATACATGCGACCGGCGTAGTTTTGCTCCAAAACGGTGATAGTAGAGCCGCTGACCGATTTAATAATCGCTGTATGGCCGTATGGTCCAGTCCAGAAAGGCGAACCATAGTTAGCTCTAATATTGACGATAGCGCCGGCTTTTGCGTTAGAAACCTCGTTTCCGACAACGGCCCAACCAAAGGCGCCCCAACGATAATCCGTACCAATATTCGAAGCGGCTATCCCTGCACCAATTCGCCCACTGATTCCAGTGACACCAGCTCCAAGACCGGGGCCGCCTAACAAAGCAGAATACAGAGCAGACAGCGAATAACATTGACCAGTTCCGACTCGTTGACCCTTACGACTTCCGATGTTTCGTAGAGCGTTCTCTGTATTTCCTGCGCCACCACCAGAGACCGTAACAGTCTTGTAAACCGTCCTAGTTTTAGTGACTTGACGCGTGATAGTCTTGTCGCTTCCGGTCGGGTGAATCATATTAAAAATCGGCGTTTTATCGACCGTACGAGTGATTTTTTCGATATTTTGGTCATAATTCAAAATAATGTCGTCACGTCTTACGCCGACACCTTGGTGCTTGTCATCGTGCTCTTTAAAGACATTCAGACGAAACACTTTCAGAGAGCTATCGTCGTTCAAGTAGGTTTCGAATGCGATTTCAGCGTCAAAGTTATTTGCTAACGAAATCAAACGTTTTAATTTAGTATCTTGCCCAGTCCATTCAATGGTTCTTTTCTGGTCGGATACTTCGTTGATTCCGAGTTTTAAAGCGGCAAAATCAAGCAAATCAAGCTTTTTGCAATATTCTTCAAAGCTGTATGCTTGGTCCGCCTTGTAAGGATTTGCATATTCGTTCAGTAGTTCAAGATTCAGGTTCTCGCAATAACAAGTGATTGCGTCTTCGTCTTCAACTGTTTTCATGATGTTAAACAGGTAAGCACGGCCGTTGTCGTGAAACGAAACAAAAGAACGCTCGTTAAGCGTTTGATAGACACGTCTGTTGTGTGTATCTAAATCAAGGTTCTTTTTGTCAACCGTAAAATCAAAAGTCGCGGAACCTGTTTCAAGGTAGCGCGACCACATATCGTTATAAAAAACAAGACCTTTAGCATTGTCTTCATTGTCTAAAAATCCGACACGCTCAAGGTTATGGTCTAAAATGCTTAATAGCATTAGCTCCACCTCTCCTCAAATTCGATTGTTGCTGTTGGATTCAGCTCGCACCAACTAGACGTTGAAATGCTAATTTTGCTGCGCCCTCTCGGTATTTTCAGGAAGTCTCCGCCGTCAATCATTTCTTTAGCGTTCTGAATCCCGTTCACTAAAATCGTTCGGTTCTCGCTGTTGATTTCGACAGTGCTTCCCATCATGTACCGGTTTGGGATATCTTCCCATGTAGGCACTTTGTTAGCTTGGAAGCAGATATCGCTGACGTACATGCGAGTAACCAAAGTCCGGCCAGAAAATCCGCCAAAAATTAAGTGTATGTTAGCTGTTTTCTTGCCTTTTATTGCCGGGATAGTGTACGGATTACGTCCGCCCCACCAATAAAAATCAACGACGTCATCTTTACGCAAGATGTCTGAAAAGCCTCGCGGCTCATTAAATGGATTATCTTTGTCGTATTGCGTATCCCAAAATTTGATACTCTTCAAAGTCTTGAAACCACCGTGACCGTCAGCGCCTAAAAAATTGTATTCGCAATCAAGCCCGCGGGCTCGCTTAAATGTTTCGACACCATACAAGAAAGTGCCTTCTTCATCTGTAGCGATGACTTTGATAAAGCCGTATTGATTGTCTAATTTATCCGGACCACTCCAAAACAATTGCCGCCACCAAATATAGTCGTAAGTCGTACTATTGGTTACAGGAAACGTCAAACTTCCTGAACTATTGACGCCTTGCTGCGAATAACTCTGCAAATACACAAAATCACGGCCGTTAAAATGCACCGTTCCAAGAGTGCCGGTCAGATTCTCAGCAACGTTTGAAATTGCTTGATTTTTAATACCTTTCTCGAAACCTTGTAAGATGTTGTTGCGATAATCAAAATCAAGTACCGACTTTTCAACGGTCTTCCCGTCCATCTCTTCCTTGTTTCCGACGGCCATAACACCAGAATCGCTAACTAGCCCATAATAGCCGTTATCGCTATTTGACTTCAGCCGAATGATTGGAAGAGCTGTTTCATTTCCTTTGTTTTCGACGTTAAAAGTAAGCAGACCGTCTTTAACTGTAGGATTATCAAAGCGCTTATAAGCAACACTGTGAGCCACTCCATCGAATGACTCGAATTCCAGTGTTAACTCCGCTTCTCTGACCGAACTTGACGGCTCAGGGAACTTACTAAGCGTCGCTAAATAATAGCGGTCTGGTTGGTCGCTAAAGACCAATTTAGCCGGATATTCGGCAAAGATATCGTTCAATATATCGATAGTTTCCAAGACATTTCCCGCGATAAAAATATCGACTTTGATTGTCTTGCCACCTCTTCGCTGACGTTTAAAAGACAGGCCACGAGTTGCGACCTGCCTTGTTTCGTTTGTGATGTCAGCTGTCCCCGGACGATGGACCTTCAAAACCGTGAGATAAGGCTCAAGGTCTACGCCATTATAGGACATAGTTTTTAAAATTTTCTCCAAGCATTATCCCCCTCTCAATCTTAAATTACGAGCGTCAGACGCTGCGATTTTAGCTTGGTATTTGCGATAAGTCTTGCTAACAAGCGTGTCGCTATCAATGTAGACGTCTAGGTCTTTATCAAGGATTTCTTCAAGCACTCCAAGGATTAGATGAAGCACTTCGACGCTTTCGGATTCTCCGCCTGTTGCGTCAACGATTCCTTTACCGATTCCGGCCAAAGTCTTATCGTTAAGCGGAAGGACGGCTTCGTCCCCTGCTTCACCGCCGACCATAGCGTTATTGCCATTCATTCCAAAAAGTGTAGGGCTAGTCATAATCCCACCTTTTTTATAAAACTGCACGCCCAAATGCGGGATTTTACCTTTCAAAAGGTCCCCAACACTCCAGCCGGCTGGTGAAATACTAAAATGCGGCATTGGAATATGCGGCCACGAAATACTGAAATTAAAGAACCCTTTAATAGCGTCAATTGCATTTCTGACTGCGTCTCTAGCTCCGTTGATTGCGTTTGAGATTGTGCTCTTGACACCATTCCAAACAGATGAAGCTATGCTTCTAATGCTGTTAAACGCGTTTGATACTGCGTTCTTGATACCATTGAACACGCCTGAAGCAGTTGATGAAATTCCGTTCCAAATTCCAGACAAGAATGAAGAAATAGAACTCCAAACACTTGTAGCTACTGAGCTGATACTGCTCCATAGACTGCTAAAGAACGTGCTTAACGCTGTCCATACTGTTGTAGCAACTGTTACGATTCCATTCCAAACTGTACTAAAGAATGTACTCAAAACGCCAAAGACCGTAGTAGCCAGCGTAACAATACCGTTCCAGAGTGTTGAATAGAACGTAACAAGGAAGTTCCAGTAAATTTGAGCAGCCGTTACAATACCATTCCAAAGAGCGCTGAAGAAAGCACCCAAAGGACCAAATACAGCACTAGCGACCGAAACAATACCATTCCAGATAGCTGTAATACCTGAAACAATAGCATTCCAGACCGTAGTAGCTACTGATTTAATTCCTTCCCATAGACCAGTGAAGAAGTAAGCAAGACCTTGCCAGAATCCTTGTGTAAACGCCCAGAACACTTCCCAAGCCGTTCGCAAAGGCGTATAAATCGCTAGCCATGCTACTTGGAAGATGATTGCAATACTTCCCCAAAGAACATTGAAGAACGCTACTAGGCCGTTCCAAATTGCTTTAGCTCCGTTGACAATCGAGTTCCAAGCGTTAGTCAAAGCGCTTTTGACACCGTTCCAAGCACTTGAAACAGTGCTCTTGATAGACGTCCAAAGATTGCTAAAGAAGTCCACTAAACCTTGCCAAATTTGGCCTGCGCCGTCTACGAGTGACTGCCAAGTCTCACCGAGCCACTTCGTAAAGTCGGACCACATTTTTTTGCCGGTTTCAGTTTGACTAAAGAACCAAACAAGTCCTGCTACTGCTGCGGCAATTGCTGCAATTAAGATTCCCCAAGGATTAATAGCCATAGCTGCATTGAATGCTTTAACTGCTCCTGTTCCTGCCACGGTAGCGGCTGCGTGTGCTCCCTCAGCCGCTGTCAACGCTTTAGTTCTTACCATGTGAGCTAACATCAAACCATTTGAAACACCTAAAACAACGTTTCTAGCTGTTTCAATTCCTTTGATTACACCGGTAACAACCTTGTAAGCCGTCCAAGCGCCTGTAGCGCCAACAATAGCAGATTTAAATACATCTACAGACGTGCCACCTTGCTTAAACCATGTCACAAAGTCCTTAACTCCGCCTGTAGCGTCTGCCAAGAAGTCAGAAACGCCTTTCAAGGCGTCTTTTAGACCGTTGACTTTATTCGTACTGCCGTCAGCTCCAGAGAAACCGCTAAAGAAGCTTCCAACCATGCTTGCGACTTCTGAAATGGTCGTTTTGATATTCTCATAAGCCTTTTGAAGGCCTGAAAATTCAGGCGGAACTTGCGAGAAGACTTTGTCTAGGAATTTGATAAAAGCGTCCGAAACTTGCGGAAGAACCGTATTGAATAGCGTGTTGAAAATCGCCGGTAAAGCATTGAATAATGCTCCTAGCAATTCTGTAGCGCCTGAAATTAAAGGTGGTAGCAATGTTTGCAAGATTTCAGGTAGATAGCCAGCTACCAATTGAAAGAGCTGTGACAATCCTTCGATAACACGAGGCAATGCTTGCAAAATACGAGGAATGACATTATCAAACACGGTTTTGAGCGAATCTGCGACGTTTTTAACCAATTGCCCAATGTCTTGGTCGGAGTCGGCCATACCAGTCAAGAAATCGGTCCAAGAAGCTTTTAACATGCTGATTGAACCCTCGATAGTTGTCGCAGCTTCCTTCGCTGTGGTTCCGGCTATCCCCATTGATTCTTGCATGACGTGAATCGCTTCAACGACATCGGCAAACGAATCAATGTTGTAATGAATTCCGCTGATTTTTTCGGCTTCCGTCAATAAGCGTTGCATTTCTTCTTTGGTACCGCCAAAACCGAGCTTCAAGTTATCCAACATGGTATAGTTCTGCTTGGCAAAACCTTGATATGCGTTCTGAATATCCTGAATATTAGTACCCATTTTGTTGGCGTTATCAGACATGTCAACTACCGCTTTATGTCCGACTTCGGCCGCTTTTTGAGTATCTCCACCAAGCGACTGAATCAATGACGCACTAAAGCTGGTAATGGTTTCCATGTACGCATTAGCTGATAGACCTGTTTCTCTAAAAGAGTTTTTAGAATGGTTCATAACAGCGTCTTGCGCCGATTGCAACTTGTTAAATTGTTCTGCTGCGTCATCAACACTTTTTCCGACGCTTTGAGCGTATTCTTCAAGACTTTTACCACCGGTCCCGAAAAGTGTTTCAACACCACCGGTTAACTGTTCGTACTCAGCATAGTTCTTTGTTGCTGCAACTCCTAAAGTCCCTAACGCTGCCACACCAGCAGCAAGGCCAACGCCGATAGCTTTACCAGCTACACCAGCAGCTTTTCCGATACCACCGAATACTTTTCCTAGTTTTCCATGAGCTCCTTCAGCTTTTCCGGTCGTTTCATCAATAGCCTTGTTGGCTTCTTGGTTCTTGATACCAATTTTCCCGAATAAGCTAAATAGTTCCATCTACATCTCCTTTCTTGTCGTTATTTAAGATAAATTCAGCCATTGCGATTGCCTGCTTATCTTTCTCTACAGACTGTTTCTTATCTGTACGCCCTTTAGAATGAAGATTCTTGTTGATGAACTCGCCTAAACTTAATTCGGTATCTTTAGCTAGCCAGATATCCCGCAATTCCTCTTTTTGAGTTTCATTGACCAAATACACTAAAAAATCCAACGTCTGCCCTAAGGTCATAGTCCCTAGGACAAGCATTGGATTAGCGTATCGTTTAAAGAGTAAATCTTTTAACCTAAATTCTGTTAGCTCAACACTGACGCAATAGATTTGAAAAAATCTTTAAGTTCCTCTTTCTTGAAGAAAGCGGTCAATAATTTAGTGTAGTCAATCATGCTAAGCGAATTGATTTCACGAACTTCCTTACCAGTCAAATCGGCAAGAAAAGCATTGATATCGTCTTTTGCTTTGTTGATATTTTTCATAACAGCAAAGACAAGGCCTGCAACAACTTTAGTTCCTCGTTTTTCAAGGTCTTTTTCAGCATTGTTAAAAGCACCGTCAACCAAAGCCATGATTTCATCTTGACAATCAAGTTTGCCAAGGATTCCAAGCATTGTAAAGATATCATCACCTTTAAGCTCACGCATTTGAGCTGGTGCTTGTGGTAGTTCAGTTACGTTTTCAGTCATCAATCAAAATCCTCTCTAAATAATGTTAAACTTCAAGACTAACTTGTGGGTAGTAGATACGAGCTGGGAGTGTCAAGTCTTCTACTTGGTCTTCGTCAGCGTGCGCTTCAAATGTCATCGCTACTACAGATTCATCGTTATCTTTAAGTTCCATTTCAAGACCAGACGTACAAAGAGCGTTATCCAGTACAATAATAATCGGGTCTTTAGTCCCTGAAATTGTACCGACAAGGGCGATATTTTTAAGATAGTCACTAGTTTCGACTGTGCCTTTACTTGTGATAATCTTGTAGTTTTCTGGCGCTGACACACCGTCACCGCTTGTCACTTCAGCACCTAGGGCCAAAGCGATATTTTCGGCCGTAAGCTCTTTGACGTTAGTTTCAAGTGTTGCGTTTTGAGATTCAAGAATCTTCAAACCAACGGCTTTAGTTTTAACTCCGTCAACTTCGACTTCACGGTAGTTTTTTTCGATAGTGACCTTGTTACCGTCGGAAGTAGCTCCTAAAAGCTCACCTTCCCATTTTTTAGTTTCTGCATTCCATTCAAGGTCCTTGTAAACAGCGCCGGCGTCTACTACGTATGACTTAGGCGTGTTCTTGGTATAACCTGTTTTACGTACAGCTTGTTTTGCCATTAATTTCTCCAATCTATAACCAAATAAAAACGCACGTCTCGACGTTGTAGCATGTCCGAACCTGTGTCAGTCATGTTTCCGCCCTCAAAACGTGCTCTAATGTAACAACTTTCAAGCATTTCAGAGTAATTTCTTAATGCTTGTTTTAATTCTGCTGTCTTGGTCTCAATACGTTCGTCATTGCTGCCTTGATTATCAAAGATAGTTACGTCCAGATAAGCACCGTCAGCGTATTTGTCACGATTATCACTATCATAGCTAAAAACTAGATAAGGATAAGTGATTTGTTGGCTCGTGTTCTTTCTAAAGTAACTTTCAGCGATGACATTTTGACATTGGGCCAATACAGCGGCAATAACTTCGTTCATTTCGACCTCTTTAAGTTAAATTTCTAAGACAATCTTCCAAAATTGCTTGAATCTGTGACTTGTTTTGACGGAAAGCGTTACGCAAGAACTTAACAGGCTTTTGGCCATAAGTAAAATACGTTTTACCGTCAGCAGCTGTATAGACCCAGCCACCTTTTCGACCATTGCCTTTCTCGGCAAATTCACCAGTACCAAATTCAATCCAAACCGCATACTCGCAATTGGTTCCGACGTACCCGACTAATTCGTCACGGTCAACACGATAGTCAATACTATCACGCAAGGCCCCAGTATCGACCGGCGCCAACCCAACGGCGTCACCTTCAACAAGCATACAAGCTTGAATCAGGCCACGAATAGCCTGCAATTCAATTTCATGCTTGACTGCCGCTGAATTATCTTTAAACTCACTAGACATCAACCCACCGCCTTCAAAAAGATTTCCAAGTGGTCGTCTAATTCCATTGGGTTATCGACGTAAGTCACTTCGTAATCTCTATCTTTAAAGCGAACACGGTCCGAAATGCTGATTTCTAAGCTTGTTTCGAATGTGATAATAATATGAGTGCTGTCTGCTGTGATTGCGTTCTGAGCATTGCTTTCTTCGCCGCCCAAAAAGTCAATCCAGCCGTCAAAAGTGCTAGATTCCTGAAAGTCGTGAATGATTTGGCCCAAACTGTTTCTTTTACCTGTCTTATCATATTTTAAAATCGTAAAAGTAGACATCAAGACCACCTCAATTTCTTATATTTCTTCAGGAAACCTAGCAAAGTAGCCGGATAGCCTTCTTGACTCTCTGCTGCGGTCACATCGTAGTAAGTCACCGAATGACGACTTATCGATTCCGATTTGACCCCAATTTTTCCAGACATTTTAGAATCGTATTGAATTAATTTCTTAACTCCAGCTAAGACGTCCGCTGGGTAGCTTATTTTGGTCAGTATGGCCTGCGTTGACACTTCCGTGATAAATTGTCCATTAATCTTTAAAACGTCGTCAGTGACCTCTGAGACGGTATATAAGCCGTCGTTATAATTTGTATTATTTACTTCGACCGTATCACCGACTTTAAAAATGTCTAAACGACCTTTAGAGACGCGGATTTCATTATCTGAAAGCACCAAACCAGAGCACCTAAAGCGAATATTTTGGAAATTGTTGTTAGTTGACACTCTAACCATCGTTTCAAGACCATCACAATACTCTTGTGTGGCATTTTTATCGATTTTAAGAGCGTCTTCAAACGAAATAATCATACATACCCCCAAAATTAAAAGAGAGTAGCTGACTACTCCCCTTCTTGTTCAGCTAGCAAGTCAGCTAGCACTTCAGTACGTGCATTCTTCTTGTAATCTACGCCCAATTCATCAAGTTTTGCCTTGATTTCATCACGATTAAGCTCTTTTTCGGGTTCTTCAGCTACTTCTTTCGGTGTTTCGACCGCTTCTTTAGCCGGAAGCTGAATAAGCTCCTTGATAAGCACTGAACCTTTGGCGTTTTCGCCTTTCAAGAAAGATTTTACACGTTTTTCGTCTGGTTCATACCCTTCACGGGGATAGATAGCCCCGATAGGGTAGAAAACACCTTCATCTTGCGAATCGATGAACGAATCAACGACAAGATAAAGTTTTTTCATTCGAATCACCTTCCTTAAACAGTTTCGGTTGACAATTTGTGACGAATTGCCACGATACCAATGTTTTTGTCTTCGTAGACTTTAGACCAGTTGTTAGCTGTGGCAAGTTCTGCATTTGATGGTGTTTCACCAGCTACTGTAGTATCAGTAAATTTAATACCATAAGGGTGGAAGACAAAAGCGCGACGTGTGTAAACTTCATCAACACCAGCAGCCGCTTTGCGGTTTGTTTCAAAGGTTGTTAATTTTTCAGGCGTTCCGTTGTTGCGACCGAAAGCACCTTCAGCTAACAAGTAAGTAGTATATACATCGTCAGCCGGCATATTGCTATCATCAACTACGACGCGGTAGCCAAGGTAAACAGGGATTTCTGTTGTTGCGTCTGTTGGTTGAATGTAATTAATTAAATTGTCTTGTTGTAATTTAGTGTATACAGCTGAGTGCATAACCAAGATTTTAAGTTTGCTAGCTGAATCTCCAAGCAACTGTTTAGCATTAAGTACTTCTTTAGCTGTAATTGGTTTTGTTGAAATATCTAGCAAGTGACTAGAAGCAAGTGCTCCACCTTCGACAAACAAACCTTTAAGCACTGAAAGCAATACTTTTTGCTCTTGTCGTAACCAGTAGTCTCCGATACGGTCAAGAATGGCACGCATTGGGTCATCGCCGGAAATAATAGCAGCAAGTTCGTTTACAGACCAGCCACGGCCACGATACATAACCGCCGCAATGTCTTTTCCTGCTGTGATTTTTCCAGTTGAAAGTTCTTTATCTTCATCAAGAACTTCGTCTTCCCCGTCAAGGTCGTTCCAAAACGGCATGTTAACGAGTGTATTCCCTGCTGTAATCATTTTAGAGACACGGTCGTCAGCGATTGCGATTCCTGAGTTAACAATTAGTGATTTTTTAGCAGTATATTGCTGAATGTAGGTATTGTAAATTTCTGGTGTAATCGTGTCCAGAACTTTTGTAATTTCGTTTGACATTTAAAACTCTCCTTTATTTGTTTTGTTGTTGCTGCAAGAACTGAGTCAGATTCATTTCAGGATTTGCAAGAACTGACTCAAGACTTGTTTCTTTTGGTGGCTGTCCACCGCCTAATTTAGCGCCGCCCAACTTAGTAAATCCTTCTGGTTCTTTAGGCGGTTCTGATGATTGCTCAAAGAAAGTTGGAAGGCTTGCTTTCAGGTCCTTGATTTTGTTTTCAAGGTCTTTCACATTGCCTTCGTCATCGACTTCAAGGTCACCAAGTTTAAACATGAGATAATCGACATCAGTCCCTTTAGCAGCAGTCAAAGCGTCTTTGATTGTCTGTTTACGAGCGTTGTCTTTGGCTTCCTGTTCAAGCGTTTCAACTCGCTCTTTATAAGACTTCAATTCGTTTTGTAGCTCTTCGTTGTCCTTGTTGTTTTTCTTCAAAGTGGCAAGTGTTGCATTGGCTTCGTTAAGCTGAGCTTCTGCCGCGGACAGTTTTTCTTGCGTAGCTTGTACGGTTTTGCCATGCTCTGCCATAATTTGATTGATAACTTCTTCAGACAGTTCTAGAGACTGTAGAAATTCACGTTTCATTTGTTCTCCTTCTACGTCATTTTTACGTGAGACGACCACGAGAATTTGAATAATGTTGACAGTTTAACGCCTTGTCTTGGCGAACACGCTCTATAGGAATCGAACCCATATTTTTGGTTTTGGAGACCAACGTCTTTCCGTTAGACTAAGAGCGCAAAACAAAAAAAGCCGTATTTCTACGACTTTTTGGGTATAAAAAAAGCACCATCATTTAGATAGTGCTAGTTAAGCATTTTATTTTTTACGATTTTTAAAGAAGTTGGCCCAAAATGGATTTTCTTTATCGAAAATTTCCACTTCTTCAGCGGTCATATTGTGGGGATAATCAGCAAATAAGGAATAGATTTTCTTCTTGTCAAAACTAAACGGGCGATACCCTTTTTGGTCAGTGACTTCTACCCACCAAATTTTGTCGTTGGGGTTTTCTTTGTAGAAATTATTTGACATATCCACCACTTCCTTTCACTTGATTTCCTGTATTTGTATTTAAATACCCTAAGGCTGTTTTAAATTCAGGGCTACTTCCTAATTCATCAACGTCATACAGCATAATTTCACGCAATTTTCTTCTTCGTGAGCTTGCACCGAATCTTCCTTTTAGCGATTCAGCAGTAAGTTCAAACCAGCCGTTATCTACTTCGTCTTGGAGCTCTAAAAAGTACCATTTGCCTTTTATATTTTTAACAATAGCTGCGTGTGCGTATACTGCTAAATAATACTCTTTTGATTCATCACAATCCGATAACAAGTCAAAAGTTGCTTGAATTTCATTGCTTTTTAGAGCTGATTTTAAGTTGACTCCTTCGAAATCGCCGAATTGTTTTATTGTTGAATCGTAAGCGAACAACAACCTACTTTTTCCGTCGCGATAATCTAGAACGTCATAGCCGTGTTTGTTGCCGATATAAGCCATAGCAAGAGAAGAGCAAGAACCGTCGGTTAAATCTCCGCCGCCAACAGCTGCAATGATTTTCTTTTCTGATTTTGGCTTCTTCAATTTCTTGATAGGGTTATAAGCGACGTTGAATCTTTTAGCCTTCAACGTTACTTCGCTTTCAGTATAATCAAAATCAAGATTTTTTTCAATTTTTTCATCAAAAATAGAAATATTCTTTTTGAGCCAATTATAGAAATTGCGAGGTACCTCAGGAAGGTTTCTGCCATTGCGCTCGTTTGATTTTTGAGCACTATCAAGAAACTTAAGCACTTCTTTAGAAGTTTTGGCACTTAAACGCTCAAATTGCCTTGTTGTTTCGTTGAATCGTATTCCTTTAGGTAATTCAGGGCAATCAAGAGCTTTCAAAGTCTGTAATGTAACTGTATTACGTTTGAGACGACCTGTTTTTTCAGCCCAATCGTAATAATTTTCATACTTTCCTACTTCGCTTTTCTTATCACGTCTTAAAAGCGCCTTTTTATCGTTCTTCAAACGTGAAACGGTGCGACAGCGACAATTACAATCTTCAGCAGCAACCCCGAACATGTGGGGCTGTTTCGCTTTAAGCCCGCTGACTTCAAAGTCTTCGTTAGGTTTGACACGTTGGCCGTCAAGTTTAGCGTGGTCGCTACGAGTGCGATTATCAAGCGTTGAAATCCATTCTTTTTCAAACTCGACACCCAATTTCATTGCTTCCATTTGCGACTTTTGTCTTGCAATTGCCTGAACTCGACCGGCTTCGGTGCGTGTAATGTTCAAGGCTCGGCGATAAGAACTATAGCCAAGTTCTGCCAACCTAGCAGCGGTCTGCTTGTAGCTGTAACCCAACAAGAACACTCGTGTAAGCTCTGACTTGATATTTGACTTCAATCGTTCAGCTACACCGTCATTCAAACGCTCGGATAACTTGTAATTTGCTACAGGCGTCTCGATAATCGTCTTCAGTTCTTCACTTTTTAGCATTGTGAAATTGATAGCTGTGTTTTTAGATTCGTACTCGTAAAAAAGCTCGTTATAAGCTATTTTCCCCGTATCCTCTAAATGGCTGTTAATTTCCGTTTTAAGCCCTTGTTTTAGTTCCTTGGTTGATTTATCAAGTTGTTCTAAAAGGCTCGTCATACGGCTTAATTTTAGCTTTTCTGTGGACGATAGCTGTTCATAGCGTTGATAATCGACCAGCAGAGCCTGTTTCAGGTCCTTAATCGTGTCAACATACAAACCATATAGCTGTTTATCAGTCTTCTGGTCCGCCTTCGCCAGCAGATTCTCTATTTCCTGTTGGAATTGATTCAGTTCCGTCATCATTTACCTCTGTTGTCTGGTTAAAATCAGACTTGTAAGCCTGTTCGCCTAACGCTTTCTCGACTTCGTCTGGGTCAACTTCTAAGATTTCGGCCAATAGCTCTAAAACCGTACGGTCATCTAAACGAGGAGCGGCTGTCATGACGTTGTTGATTAAAACCTGCTTAGTATCTGCTTCCGTTTTAGCGACAGTAGCGTTGTCAGTCTCGTTTGCCATAACCGAACGTGTGATAATCACTTCAATATCTGACGAATCAAACGCTTTTCCGTTCAATTCATTGATATTTTGGATAATCAGGTCAAGCATTTGCTTGATAACCGCTCTCAATCGGACCTCAGTCTTATTGCATTTCAGGTCAAGCAAGCTGTAACGTGATTTAATTACAATATTCGTGATGTTTCCGTCGCCAGTTTGAGAACTATCAAAGCCCATACCAAACTTGTAGATACCTTCTTTATCGATAGCTAGCTTAGTCTTGCGAGCTTCGACCGGAATGTCAACAGTTTGAACGTCAATACCGCCACCTTCACCGACTCCAACGGTTTTCTTAGACTTCAAATTGGTAACCAGCGAGTCTAAGTTATCACCTTCAAAGCCTCGAACGATGTAAATCGGGTGGTCAAAATCAATCAAGTTATTAGACAACGAGCAAGCCATCAAGTCGTAGTCGTCAATCAAGTCTTTAATCGGCTCTAAATCGGTCTTCTCACGCTTATTATTAGCAAGTTTGATAAATGGCACTTGACCGTAGCCTTTGCCGTAGTAAACGCCTTTCTCGTCTTTTGCAAGCTGATGGAAAGCCGGATTTACTTCAACCGATTCATCTAACTTCATTTCACCTTCATCGACGCAAACAAAGTAAAATACTTGTTCTTTCGTCCAGAACTGAGCACGAACCACGTCCTTGACCTCGTTCTTGATTGTGATTTGGTCGTCATAGTAGTAAATCATCTGGTCAATTGCCAAGTTCTCGTCGTAAATCGGAATAGTTTTGAGTGCGTCAGCAGTTCTAAATTTGACCTTGCCGTTCTCATCAACATTCCAGAACGCATACTCATAGGACTTTTGACTAGCACCTTCGACAAGCTCTTGCAGCATAAGCTGAAAGTCGTCATCGATGTATTGTTCCAGATAATCTTGCAGTTCCAAATTTTCCGTTTCAAACTCGACCGGATTAGATAGCAAGTATTGAACTTTTTGGTCAACAAGTTCAGTAAAGAAACCGTGCGAAATCTTCGTATTAGCTCGATACTCTTCTTCCCTCAGCTGTCCGTTGCTATCAAAGTAGAATAAGCGTGTTTTCAAGATGTCGTGCTGCGAATCATAATATCTGACTCCGTCATTCATTTTTCGCTTCAAAGCGCTAGCTCTGTCACTATTGATTAAGCTCTTAATCTCAGCGCCAAGCGTTGAAATATTTTCAGTCTGTAGCATTGTATACTCCTTAATATAGCCAGTTCTTGCTTTCGACACATTGCAAAGCATAGCGAAGTGCGTCCATCAAGTGGTTATTTTTATCTTCAGGTTTGTTTAGCCAGTTACCTTCTTTATCTTGTTGGTAACAGTAACTATAAAACTCGTCCATGATGTGCGTACAAGCCGGGTGAACAATGATTTGGTAGCCTTGCAGCTTCGAAATACCGGCCATGATTGAATCTTTACCTTTTCGACTAGGTTTCACACGTCTCAAGCCGTGCTCTTGTTTAAGTTCTTCAATCAAGCGAGGCTCTGCTGAATCGGCTATAATTGTTGTCTTTTGATAGCCTTTCGATGTAATCAGATTCGCTACCTCACGAGTGATTAAACCAACTTGATAAGCCTCGTCAAAGATGTGTATTTGATTCGTCTCGTCATTAATTAGGCAAGCTACGAGTGCTGTTGGGTCGTGAGTAAAACCAAAGTCAAGACCAAGCGCCAGTTTATTGTTCTTGTCTTTAAGCAGCTCGTCTTTGTCAAAGTCTTCAACCTTAACATTCTCAAACACAAGTCCTTCAGCTACGCCCCACTCACCATCACACACGATACGAGCACGCCTTGGATTAGTGATGTACAAGTCTTCGTAGCGTTGCCTATCGACTTCGTCAAGCCACTCGTTACACTTGTAAGTAGTGGTCAAGGCTAACGTGTCAGCCCGCTGTGTATCCTTATCGAAGAATACACGTTTCAGCCAGTGCCTTTCATTCCACGGGTTAAACGTCACTGTAATCTGTTTGAAAAATCCGGGAACGTCCAAGCTACCACGAATAGATTCAACTACTGTACTGAATTTATCTTCCGTTTCGATTTGATAAGCCTCCTCAAACCAAGCCCAGCATAAAATCCCAACGTCAACAGTAATAGACGTGATTTTTAGTTCGTCATCAAGACCTCGAAAAAGAATCTTTTGACCTGTCTTTTTCAAAGTGATTTCAGGTAAGCTTTCGTTGAATTTAAAAAGGTGCGCAACCTTTAATTGATTGCACGCCCATTTAAAATCTGTATAAGTTGATTGTTTGTTAGTGTTTGAATACCTACGAACTACCAAAAGATTAGCCCACGGGTATTTCAAAAGCCTTGTGATGAAATTCAAAGCCGTCGTTTTCGACTTCTTCGAACCACGAGAACCTTTGACAACCCTGTAAAAGTTCTTAGAACGCCAAAACTTGCCGTATCCGCCACCAGCCATTTTAGGAAGGTCAACGATAACGTCATTAGTCTGCGATGTCGTCTTCATTAGCGAACACCACCGTTCCTTGCACCTCGACCTCTTGCTTATCGGTCCACATTCTATAGCGTTTTCCGAGGAGTTCTGCGGCTTTGATACGGTCTTTAGCACTAACTTCGATGTCAGTCAACTCTTGGCCAAAATCACCGACGCCAATAATGGTCTGCTCGGTTTCTTTGCCACGCATGACCGACGTCAAATACTCAAGGACTTCTTGCTGGTCTGCGACCTTTTTCGATTGCAAGTCAGCCAAACGCTCATCTATATAAGATTTGATTGTAGTATTTTGTAGTAGCTTGCTTGCATTCGTATTCGCATATTTTTGGCTGTAACCCGCTTTAATAGCTGCTTGCGTTGCATTTGCCGAAATGATGTACTCGTCGGCAAAACGTTGCTGTTTTATGGTCAATTTAGCGATTTTCCATCACCTCTCAATCAAATAAAATAAAAAAGCCACACAAATGTGTGACTGAAACAGGGAAAGTAGGATTCGAACCTACGCCTACAGATTAAAAGTCTGTCGCATTCACCCCTTTGCTATGTTCCCTACCAACTTACAGTGCTGCTAGCTTTCGCATTACGGCAAGCTCCTGCAAGTTGCGGCGCGACCGTTTTAACACAGGTGACAATGTCGCGCTCTATGCTATTTTTTCTATAATATGATTTTAACACTCACAAACGTCACTATCCCAGCTATTTTCTCGCTTTTCTCTCCCAATTCGGAAGACTAACAACTCCCCGCCTCGATAGCTTTCAGCGAACTCAATCGCCCCTCGCTCTAACATTCGATAAAACTCACTTTCCGAGTAGCCCAATTCCATGTAAATGGCGCAATCAGACTTCATCTGCCACTTACAATACTTCTCGATTAAAATCTGTCTTACAAATGGGTCAATAATGCGGTTAATTGCTTTCGTAATTGCTTGCATTTCGTCCCAAGCTGCTACACGTCTAGTTACTTGGATTTCTGTTTGTTTGCTATTGCTAAAACCTGACGCTTTAGGTTCTAGCGAGTAAGTCGCTGTAATTTTAGGTGTATACTCTTCGCCAGCCATGCGAGAATAGCGACGATAAAGAGAAAGCACCTCGTAAGCGTTGCGTTTTGTTAAAACCTTATCTATGTCCTGAAAAAGTCGCATTTTCTCAATCTCCTTATGCTATAATAGTAATAATGAGAACGTTTGCTAAGGAGCTGATTGCGACTTGGCTTTTTTTATTGCCTAGGGACTGCTCTAACCTTTGTTCCTTCGCAAATAAAGTCCAATTTAGGAGTTAAAGATATGTTTACCTCATCTAAATTAAGGTATCTTATATAATTTGGGTTATTTGCGATAATACAAAAGACATCGTGCGGGGAAAGCGCCGTCACGGTGAAAGTACAGCTTAATTTCCCTTGGAAATATCCTTCGACTAAATACTCTTTCATTCTGTCAACTCCTCAATGACCAATCTGTCAAATTCCATGTCGCGAATTAATTCATCATTGCTTATCAGCTTCATGGCTTCGCAAGAGTTAATAGCGCTGACGCTGAAAGAAAATACAAAACCACCATCTTTAAAGCCATTAATTACAAAAAGTTTCACTCCTTCCGCCTCTTCTGCTTCATAGCCTTTCAATCGTATTAAAACCTCTCCACATTCAGCGCAAAACAGCGCTTTATCTGAATATTGTGTTTCAACTAAATCCTTTCGTTTCTTCCATTGATAGCAATCCGGACAAAAAACTTCTTCAACGTTCATTCTTCCACCTCTTCAGCAAACTGCCAAGCCCAATCAAAGTCTTTTTTGATTTCTGCTTCAGTTAACTGGCTCTTTTCATAAGTTTGCCAACAATCATTAAAATGATAATCAATATAAATTTTATCCCCACTTTTTTTACTAAGTGTAATGTGTGCATTATCATACTCATATGGGTTCGGTAGCTCAACTGTATACAGCTTCTCTTTCTCGACTTCATAACCAAAAAGCCACGCTTTAACAAAAGTCTCGCCATTGTTACGGACCCACTTACAAGCATCTTCATAAAACCTTAAATTCTCTATTGCTTTTATAACACTTTGACCTGCTGTCTTTCTTTTAATAATCATATCAGCAACAAATTGTGGCACTACTGGTTTTTCTGGTTCATCAAGTTTACTAACTAAATTTAACGCATAAGCAATCCCATTTTTATAGCCCTTATCATACTTCTCAGCGTATTTCATTTGGTCGCTATTTAATCCTGCTTCATGCAATTTCTCAATCACTTCTTGTTTATTCATACTCAACCCCCAAATCTTTCAGTTCTGCTTTTGATTCCTCAGCGCAATCTTCAAACACCTTCCGAATTTTTTCTTTGAGCTCATCTTTCATGAAAACACTATCATATCTACTGTCTGGGTATCTCACTCTCAAATACTCAATTTCGCTTTTAGACAATGTTTCTAAAATTTTGACGTCTTGGACAAGCATATTTGCTCGCTCCAAATCTTTCAGGCTCATCTCAGTTTTATCAGATTCTTCAAGCTGTATAGCAATCTCCATCGCATAAGTGAGCCCACTATTAAATCCAGCAATCCTTTGAAAATTGTTACTACGCTCAGTGTCTTTGAGCTCTCCTTGTAATTTAGCTAAAAATTTTTTCAGATTCATCGCTTACTCCTTCACAAGTGTAATATTGTAGCCTTCGATAGTTCGTCCGTCTGTTGTTTGAATCCAAATTTTTTCGTCTCCGTAGAAATCATAGTCTTCGACCTCTACACGCTCCCAACCACAATTCTGCTTATCGGTTGGTATGTAAGCGTACGTGCCACGGCTTGCCGCATTTCCGCTTTCTGAACACCCGAACAATCCGACTGCTGTCAAGGTTAGACCGACTAGCATTATTAGAGCTTTGTTTTTCATCTCTCAGCACCTCACTCGTTATCTGTAATCGTTACAGGAAGAATGCTTTCAGGCATGTACTCAACTTCGTACTTGTATTTATTGACTTTCGTTCCGTCAGTCAAATCTTCGACGACGTACATGTTGTTTTTGGTCATGTTGATTAAATGCTTCCTGTATTTTCCTTTTGATACTTCAGCAATCACGACCAATTTCTTGCTGTTTGACGTGTCAACCGAGATAAGACCTTCGACCTTGAATTCAATCTTGTCAGTACGTGTATTGATAACTGCTACACGTCTGCGAACATTAAAATTATCCGCTTCCTTACTAATGTTGTAAGAGACTTTATCCGATTCTGAAGAGCAACCTGACAACGTAGCTAAACCAATTGTCATGAGCGCCGCCCCTGCCAAAACTGCGATTTTTTTATTCTTCATCATCTAGTACCTCGATTTCTTCAATTTCACTGTTTAAAATGCTTCGTTTGTGGCCCAATTCAATGTCCTGACCAGCTTTCCAACGATTGTATATATAATCATACGTGCTTTTACTAACACACGTCGTTAAAGGCTTACTGTTTGTTAGTGTGAACCGTACTTTCATAATCGTACTCTCCCCCATAGTTATCAGCGTGATAGACAATCGTTTGATTGTCCTCTAACCGCTTGATTTCATATTTTTGCTTGATATTTTCAAGCTTCAGCTCAGTAATTTTGTTGTTATAAACAGTTTTTTGCATTCCTAGCTCAATCGTGAAGAAGACGACTGTGACGATGATTATAAACGATAACAACATACTTAAAAACATGTATCTTTCAGCTTTCAACTTACCACCTCGTAATATTCTTTTTGTCCGGGCTCTTTACGAGCCTTTTCTAAATATTTAAGAGCTTGTTTTTTGGTTTTAAATTCTGTTTCTTTAAAATCCTTGGTTGTTGCGAAACAGGTCGCTGTTCTAAGTTTTGGGCTGTATTCCCTTACAATGTGTTTTTTTGTCATAATAATTCCTTTATTTCCAATCTAATCCTATATTTTCCGGGTATTTCGCTTGGTCCACCTCGTTTAAACGTCATAAATTTAATGACTTCTGAGTTGTCGTCCGTCCAGATTCCGGCGTCTGTCAATCCATCAACGAGTGCTTTGACGGTCGGATAAAAATTAGGTGGGTCAAGTCGTCTTTTAGTAGGTGCGTAAATCGTCACTACAAGGCCACAGGGGCGCTTTTTTGAGTAGGGGGTACAATTACATTGCCGACCTGCTCTAGCGGCTGTATCACGTAAAAATGCGGTGATTTTGGCCTTTTGCGTCCAATGGGGACGGTCATTGGCGTTTAACATCTGTTTTTGCTTCTTGGTATTCGATAAAATAAACTCAAATTTCATCAGTAAGCCCCGGAATCTCAAAAGCGACGTGAGTAACTTCTTGACGTTCTTTTGTGTACCAATCAAAATAAAATTCATGTTTCTCGCTGTTGTATGTCACTTCTACATAATCGGGAAGTTTTGCGTTTGGATTGCTCATCGGATAAGCTTTTTTGCTATCGAAGCTAAACATTCCTTTAGCGTTTCCTAACGTGTAGTTAAACCAGACCATATAGACATCATTTGGTTCAAGTTCAAGGTGCTCTGAAATCGTATTTTTTGCGTAGGTTTCGAAATCAGCTTGCGTCATTTTGATAAGTTCTTCTTTCATTTTTTCTCCTCAAAAATAAAAGCGGGCACGTTTTAAAGTGTGAGTAAGGCTTGCGCCCGCTGAAATTCTTCTCATGTCGTCCTGTTAAACCGACACGTACTTTCTAGGTCACTTTTTGAGCCGATTCCGAGGCTTATTTTTTATTTTGCTTTTCTCCCATAAGGTAGCCTAAGAGTACCCAAAGGAAGGCCATTCCAGCTTCTTTAAGAAAGTCAATCATTCTGTTTCTCCTTTCGGATTGAAATACCATTCAAGCATTTCTGCTTGATTCTCTTTTAAATAATCTTTAAATTCTTGAAATTGTAAGATGGCCCATTTTAACCGATGAAGGTCATCGCTGCCTTTTGAGCAGAATCCAGAAACACTAAAGAATGGTCTTAGGTGATAGCTGTAATCTGTCTTGCCTAAATTATCGATATTATAAGCTGGTTCTTTTTCGAGGACGAAATCTAAAACGAATTCAGGGCCAAGGTCATGAATGACCTGTAAATTAGCTCCGTCCGAATAGATAGTGACGCTATCTGTAACGTGTTCCATTTGCATGTTTTTAATCTCCAATCATATCGTTTAAGCTTACGAGCTTAGAAAGTTTCTTTTGAGCTTTGCAATAGTCGCAATGACCACACTTCTTAGGTTCTTGCTTACCTTGAATGACGTCCCAGACTTCTTTGACATTGTCTTTGATATAGTCAAGACCCTCTTCAAGCCAATTTTCGTCAACTTTGATAAATTCCTTGTCAGGAACGTTCTCTTTTGAAACAGCAACGATAAGCGGTCTAAATTCTTGGCCTGACATCTGTTTTAGCAATTCACGATAGAGAGCTAACTGACCGTTATAGCCAAAATTTAAGATATTATTGACCGCTGCCGGCACTTTCTTATGTAAATCTGCGTTCCATTCTTCGTTGTAAATTGACCTCATTGTTTTCAGGTCAACAAAGTAGCCACGAGATAGGTTAATGCTGTCAAGTTTGCCCTTGATTGGTACCCCTTCAATTTCGCCAATGACAATCAATTCTTTTCGGACGTCATCGCTTGGATAGCCGTGATATAGACGGTTAAAGTTGTCGTCATCTTTCAAAGCGTTAATCATTTTTTCACCGACCACGAAATCAGCTTTCAGATTGCCCTTGTTCTTGCCTGTTTTAGCAATGATTTTCGCTTTATTGGCTTCAACGAAAGCGTCGTGAACCTCTTCAGATTCAAAGTAGCTATGTACGTAATTGCCGACCAAAAGAGCGGTCTCGTCTCGGTCTTCCACCCATTCGCCATTTTCAACGGCGTAAGCTTTAGCTTGACATTGCATGTATTGTTTAAAGCGTGAATTAGACAAGTATTTTTTGTCTTGATAGTAGTTCTCATCTGTTAGCTTAGTCATATAGGTCTCCTAGCTGCTCAAATAGCTCTGTTTGTTCCGGTTCATGTAATTCTTCAGGTTCTGGCATTTGAGCCGATTCTGGGGCTTCTGTGAGCTCCTGAGCGGTGTCTTCAGATGGTGTCACATCTTTAGGCTGTTTTGTTTCTTCGTCAGCAGCTTCTGGCAATGGTTCGCCAAGGAAACTGTCAATACTTTCACTGTCGTCTTGTTCTGGCGTTATGTCTTTGACATTTCGTTCGTCATCATATTCGTTTGCTGTAGTTCGATTTACAGCGTCAATAAATAAGTCGTTGTCGTCGCTTGTGTTAAAGAACTGTTTAGCGGCACGATTGATTACAGTACGTTTTGCCATTTCTTGCGGGAAATTATTTTGGACGGTTTTATTTTTTGATTGCCCCCAAGCTTTATCGATTTCTTTCTTAGTCATGATTGTCAAAACCTTCTCACCATCAACTTTTTCGATAATACAGTAAGCACCAATAATTGGATTATCTTGATTTAGCCAATTAGTATCGTGTTTAACCAGCACCTTACGACCTTCAACGTTTTTAATTTCAACATTATCACCTTCGTAGATGACTTCTGCGTAAATGTCTTTAACTTCAGGAAGCTGTTTAACGACTTTCATCGTTCCAAAATATGAACGCATTAGCTTGACTTTGTTTCCGTAAGGAATGAAATAGCATTGTGTTTTAGCTGGGCTTAGGCCTTGTGTGACCATATCAAGCAGGGCGTTGTAAATACTGTCTTGCGTACATTTTCCTAGCAAATTGCCGCTATTTGAATTCGTCAAAGCGTAATAAGCAGAGCTTAGAGCGTTGCTTACACTGTAATTTGGCGCTACTAGCAAGCCTTCGCCTTTCATTTCTTCAATTCGGTTAGCCACGCTTGACGTAATTTGTCGTTGTGTTAATTCTGTTGTCATAGTCTGCTCTCCATTTCTAAATCGTATAAAGTTCTTCTCCTGTGACGTCGTCACAAATTCCTAGACCACCAAAAGCTCGATAGTTTTCCGCTTCTTTTTCCCATTTCGCCGGGTCTTTAAGGTAAGTTGATTCTAAAATTTGTTCATAGCTCATGTTTTAACCTCTACCAATTCCAATCTTCTAGCTGGTCGTCTTTCCAGCGGTCATAAGCCTCGTCTTCATCACCCTGAAATACTTCTTCATGGTCTTCGTACGTGCTTAGCCAATTATCATAATCAAAATCGCCAAACAATCCATGTTGCATTAGCTGACCTTTCTAGCTTGCAGCAAGTAGTAGCAAGTCTTAGCGCCGTAATCAATTCGAATACCGTCGTCACTCATTGATTTACGGAATCTAGGCTCATGAATCGCCGAATTGATAGCTACATCTCGCTTCATTGCTTCGACTGCTTCCTGACCGCTGTCATAAAAACCAAGATGAAACTTGCGATAACCATTGACGACGTGTAATAGTTCGATTTTCATTAGTCTTTATCCTCGTCGGGTTTCATTCCTAACTCTTTCAATTTATTCTCGAATGCTTCTTCTGGCTCTGCTCCATTCAAGACGTCCTCTAAAACTTCAGACAGTAGTAAGAACCCGTCAATCATTCCTTTTTCAGCTTCGTTAAAGTTGATTTCGCCCAATATATCGCCAATTTTTGCAACAGCGACGACGTGCTTTAGCTCATCTCTAAGTCCTTTAACTCGTTCAAGTGTTTTGTGTTCTTCTAAAATTGTTTGTTTTACGTTCATGTTTATGTTTACTCCTCTAAAAATGCTGCTTTCAGCGCGTCAAGCTTAGCTTGCTCGTCCGCTGTTGCTTCGTGTTTGTATTCTTCTTCTACCCACTCAGGGACGTTACTTTTAGCTGGTTGTTGTTTGGCGGGATAGCTACGTCGCTGTTTTTGGTTATGAAATTCTTCTTTCTCTTCGTTGGCTTGCTCTACAGTAGTAATACCTTTTGCTTTCCAACTGTCCAAAATTCTAAACGTGTAACTCGGATTATCGATACCACCGTCGGTAGTTCGTCTGACTGCTTCTTTAACCAGCTCCATATCCATACCGTCCAAACCGATATACTCTAGCAGACGTGTCATGTGTCTATCGTTTACCTTTAGACCTTCCGCTTTTACGAATTGGCCAAAATTGATTGGCTTGTTATCTGTATATATATTATTTGATATATTAGTATTGATATTATTAGTATTGATTCCCTTAACTTTTTTTAGTTCTTGACCTAAAGTTTCTTTAGTTCCGGACTTAAAAAAGTTTAGTTCTTGACCTAAAGTTTCTTTAGTTCCGTTGATATACAAGCGATTGGGCTTGTTTATTCCTTGTCTGACCTCTTCTAAAAGGCCAAATTTTGCCAATTCTTTCTTAGCTTTGATGACTGCCGGTTCAGAACAGTTAAGTTCTTCCATGAACTGCTCGTTAGTAAAAATCATGAAAATTCTTCCGTCTTCGTCATACCATTTGTTTTTGATTGATAGCGTCCGACGGTCAAAAAGCAGCATGTACATCATTTTCGCTTTGTCGCCGAGGTTCTTATATGGTTCTTCTTTCAAGAGCCATTGTGGAAACTGGTAAAAAGCGTTATTTTTTACTTCGTTCACATACATTATTTCTTAACCTCTGCTAACATTTCACGCAAACACTGATTTTCTTGTTCCAAATCAAAAACCCTTTGATTTAAGTTTTTACACATTCTGTTACTTAAAATTAATTGCTGGTTTAGTTTAGCAGCGATTTCTCTATAGCGGTCTGCTTCGTCCGGAAATCTTACAAAGCTGCTAGTGTCTGTTTTTTCTTCAGGAAAGAAGAAGTCGTGAATTTTACCGAAAAATTTCATGGTGTTATTGCTCCTTATCTGTGTAGCGGCCAACGAATGGCAAGATAGTAATTTCTGTTAGTGCTAAAATGATTGTTGTGATAATTACGTATGTCATGCTGTTCGCTCCTCTAATCGGTTTTCGTTAATCATCATAAGAGTTCTGTAAACTAGATGGCCCGCTGGGATTGTGTAGTCTGCTGGGTCAAATTCAACTAGCTTTGTTTCATTGTTCTCAGTTACTTCTCGATAACAAGTAACTTTAGGTTTCCATTGTTCTTTTTTTCGTTTCATGTTAAAATACCTTTGTAATGTTTATGTTTGCCCTTTAACTAATTGCCGTTAGCTAAGGGCTTTTTTTATGCTTTCAGACTGGCTGATATGGCCCTAGTAGGCACTTTTCAGCCGGATTAAAATAAATTAGGAGATACTATCGTGTAAATGAATAAAAAATCTATATTGGTAAAGGAAAATCAAACATAGTCAAATTGATATTTATGAGTAATCACCTACTAGAGCCGTATCAACCAGCCTGAAAACAGTTAGTTAGCTAAGTTTCTTGTTGTCGTCAACATTCAACAACTTATCAGCGAAATACAATTGCCCTTTGCCTGTAATTTTAGGCGTCTTGTTAATGCTGATATGACCATCTGAATGATTGATAGTCGTTTCTTTGATTTCAAACAGACCCAAATCCATCGCTTTTTGCGTCGGCATGTTCCAACTGCTACCTTTCCTGTTAATAAGATAGCCATTTTGGCGCAACCATGAGAATAAGCGATTCTGACCAAAATTAAGTCCGTTTTGACGCATGAGCTTAGCGAAATCACCGACTAAAATAGACGTATGACTTGCGCTGACTGCGTTAGCAAAGATGACTTTAGGCTTTTGCTCTTCGATTGTTGCTTCAAGCTTAATGATTTTACGGTCAGCGATTTTAAGAGCTCGTGCCATGATTTTTTCAGGACTGTTAAAGTCTTTTTCGACCTGAATGAAATATTGGCGGACCTCTTTGCCTTTGTCGGTACGTTGAATCATTGCGATTTCTTTTGCCATGTCTAATTTAAGGACGTGGTCAGTCATGTTTTGACCTGTACTAGAGGTAAGACATTTTTGGGTCACCTTTAAAAAGTCTTCATTTTCCGAAAAGCCATAATCAGTCATGCGACTAAACCATTTTTTGTATTCTGTTTTGACTCCTAAGACTTGATGAAGTTGACGACCTGAAACAACAGGTTCTTGGTTTTCGTTTAAAGTAACGTTGATTAAATCGTTCATAGACGCTCCTTTCTAACTAAACACGGTTAAACCGTGTTGCGAGGTAAAAAAATAATATCGTTGTAATTCGTATTGTAAAGTTTTTCGATTTCGCCGATTTCAATAGCGTCAGGAAAACTTTTGGCATTTTCCCATTTGCTTAAAGTCGCAGCTGCAACACCTAATTTTTTAGCAGCTTTTTCTTGACTTAAACCACTATTAGCACGTAGTGCTTTCAACGTCATTTTTTGCATACCCTACTCCTTTCTATGTTTTGATTTTTTGTTCATAAGCACGCAATTCGATTTCGTGCTCTACTCGTTTGCATAGTTTCAACGCTTCTCCGTAAGTTTCGCTTGATTCGATAATCTTGTCAGCTACCTTGATGATTAAATCCTCTCTCATTGCTGCCCCTTTCGGTCTTTAGACTGATTTAAAATCTTAAAAGACTTTATATAATAGTTTTGTGAATATCTTTAATGAAAGGAGAAAAAATGGGAAAACTTACACCAAAACCAACTAGCAAAGTTCCAACGAAAACTTGGGAAGATTTAGACGAACATTTACAACGAACATTCAAAAACCCTCAATTTCAATGGGCTATCGTAAATCCTGCTGAATACATTATGAATAAGCAAGAAATTATTGACGAATGTAAACTTGCTGGTTATGAAGTTTCTGAAACACCAGACGGACTTGAAGTTCGATAAACAACTCTTGCTAGCTGTTCTATTTGAACTTCAGCAGTTAACATTCTATCCGCAAGCTGATTCAATTCAGCTTGTTTTTTATTTCCGCGATACGGATAGCGTTTGGGTCTCATACACTCACCCCCTTTGCTTTGTTAAGGCCTTTCTCAACCTTACGAGTATAGTTTAACACGGTTTAACCGTGTTGTCAACACAAAAATTTATATTTTTTTATTTTTTTAAATATTTTTTGACAAAAACACGGTTTATCCGTTATAATATACATATAATAAATTAGGAGGTGCAGCCGTGAGTGGTTCTTTAGGTAATAAAGAAGTAATGGCAAAAAACATCCGTAGACATTTAAATAAATTAGGTTTAAACGTTAAAGACTTCGCGTCAGAGATGGACTTTAAGTATAGTACTGTTTTAGACTGGGTTAACGCTAAAACATACCCTAGAATTGATAAAATTGAACTTATGGCAAACTACTTCAAAGTAGAAAAAGCTGATTTAATCGAAGAGTATGGCTCGCGTAAAAACGTTTTATCGTCTAAAATCAACTTTGACCCTCGTCAAGCGATTCTACTATCTAACTATAATAAGTTAAACGACAATCGCAAGGATAAGCTTGTACAGGTTTCCGAGAAGCTTTTGGCAGAGGAAGACGGTAAAGTCGTTGATATTTGCGAAAAACGTGCCGAATACGAAACTAGAAAGCGTGTGAGTTTGCCTGCTCCCGGTAAGGTTTCGGCTGGTACTGGCTACTGGCAAGAAGATGACTACGACACGATGGTAGATTTCTACGAAGATGAAATCCCAGATGAAAGCGAATATGACACTATCGCAATTGTCGTCGGTCATTCAATGGAGCCTAAAATTAAAAATGGCGATTTTCTTTTTATTAAATTGAAAAATCAAGTTGATTTAAACAAAATCGGTATTTTTAAAGTCGATGGTGAAAACTACGTTAAAAAACTAAAAAGCGACCGTTTAGAGTCACTTAACAAAGATTATGATGACATTCAGCTTTCCGAAGAAAACGATATTCGTACAATCGGCGAAGTTGTTGATATCTATAGAGGGTGCTAAGAATGAGCGAAGAAACTAGACCAATGGAAATTGTCTGCCATGATTTAGATTGTCATTGCAACAGACGCAGAGAATGGGTAAAAGTCAACGGTGAATGGCACCCGCTTGAATATTCAGTGGATGACCCAAATGACCCACCTATGACCGAAGCTGAAAAAGAAATGTTCGCTAAAATTATCGCTGAACATTTAGCAACTAAATAATCAATCGTGCAAATCCTGAATCACGTTAAAAGCTGAAGCAAAGGAAATTATAGAATGAAAAAAGTTATTTTAGGAAGTATTACACTTCTTTCAGTCGTTACACTTGCTGCTTGTTCATCTAATTCAGAGAAGGCAAGTTCTAGCGCTTCATCAAGTGCTAGCACGTCTCAAACTACTACTTCATCAAGTAAGAAAGTAGATAATAGCGTCTACGATTCAGTTATTAAAGAATTAAATGAGACTTTGAACCCTGAAAATGATTCAAATATGACTATCAAAATTGAAAACAACGTATCTGACGATAATTTCCCGGATGGTCATAATGTTATCAGCATTTTGTTAAGTGACGAAGCTGCTAGCGGTATGAAAGAAGTTATTGAAGCTGTTGATTCTAACACCGCTGACGACAGCCAAGAGCTTGTTTTGAAAGCTTGGCGTCAAAGTGTCTCAGATATTGCTAAGAAACTACCTGATGATACTACTACTATTTCTGTAAAATACAAACTTGACGCAAATCAATATCGTGTCGTTGCATTATCAAGCAAAAACGAAGATATTATTCCTGTAGAAGTTGACTAAAGAGGTTAAACTATGAAAGTTGGATTTAGAAAACCAAGTTTAAAGAAGAGTTTGAAAGCTCGTACTACTGCTAAATGGAAAAGACAAGCTAAAAAAGCTATCATTCCCGGATATGGGAAAAAGGGCATAGGCTGGGTTAAGAATCCTAAAAAAGCAGCCTACAACAAGGTTTACCATAAAACTACATTTGGTCTATCTGACGTTTTAAAATTGTTTAAATAAAACAAAAAAGCCCACGCTCAAATTTTGGACGAGGAGAGCGTGAGCTAAATAATTGGTAGTATAGTAAAAGCCTGCTTTTAGTAGGGCTATTTACTATACCCATTTTAACAAGAAATGAGGTATAAATCAATGCAAACAAAGAAAGTAGCAATCTATGTCCGTGTGTCATCATTACACCAAGCTATCGAAGGGTATTCTATCGGCCAACAACAAGACGCCTTAACAAAATACTGCGAGGCGATGAATTGGGCCATTTACAACGTCTATACGGACGCCGGTTTTAGCGGTGGTAAAATAGACCGCCCTGCTATGCAAAAGCTTATCACAGACGCGAAAACGGGCAAATTTGACACTGTTTTAGTTTACAAGTTAGATAGGCTTTCTCGAAGCGTCCAAGATACTTTATTTTTAGTCAGGGATATCTTTAACGAGAATAATATCGGTTTCGTTTCGTTACAAGAGAATATAGACACTTCAACCGCTATGGGAAACCTCTTTTTGACTTTGTTATCGGCCATCGCTGAGTTTGAGCGCGAACAAATCAAAGAGCGTATGCAAATGGGAAGATATGGCCGAGCCAAGTCAGGGAAGTCTATGATGTGGAATCTGACTTCTTACGGCTACAGATACAATAAAGAAACTCAGAGCATGGACGTCGTCCCTTCCGAGGCTTTAATCATAAAGAGGATTTACAAAGAATATCTTTCCGGAAAATCTATCTCTAGAATAAAAGACGGTTTAAACGACGAAGGGCACGTAACAAGGGACAAACCTTGGGCTTACAAACGTATCAGTCATATTTTGACGTCTATTGTATACACGGGAGTTACAGAATTCAAAGGTGAAATCTATGAAGGGTTACACGAAGCAATCATAGATAAAGAGACTTTTGAACTAGCTCAAGCTGAATTCAAAAAGCGTCAGCAGCAGACTAAACAAAACAAAAACAACCCAAGACCATTTCAAGCAAAATATATGTTATCCGGAATGATTCGCTGCGGCTACTGCGGCGCTCCTTTAAAAATGAGAAAAGGGCCCGTTCGAAAAGATGGTACTCGTTTAATGGCTTACGACTGTCATAACCGATGGAAAAGAAAACACACCTATTTAACTGTATATAACAATAACGAACAGTGTACGCAATCTGGAAGATACCTGAAAGAGGACGTGGAAGGGTATGTAATCAACGAAATTAAAAAGTTACAAGAGAACCCTGACGAATTAAATAAATATTTAAAACAGCCCGAAGAAACAAAGGTAGATACCAAAAAAATAGAATCCCAAATCAAAAAAATAGATAAGCAAATAGCCAAGCTTAACGACCTTTACTTAAATGATTTGATAACTATCGAAGATTTAAAAAGTAAAGCCGACAAATTCAAAAGCGAAAAAAACATTCTTGAAGCTCAATTGAAAAAAGACGAAAACAGTATTTTAAAATTGAAAGCGGAGAATGTTAGGAAGAATCTATCTGTAAAAGACATAGATAAGATGACTTATGAAGAGCAGCGGAATCTCGCTAAAACGTTAATAAAGAAAGTTGATGTCACAAAAGAGGATATCAAAATTATTTTTGATTTTTAGAGGATTTTAGTGTCATTGATTCAATTCATGAACCAAGCTCCTGGAACAGCTAATGAAATCAACACTTTCTGTACTTTGAATTACCAAACAACTTTCCCTCGTTTTGCTAAAATCAAAGTCAACGGAAAAGATGCTGATCCACTTTATGATTGGTTAAAAGGAGAAGCTAAAGGCCCTCTTGGCAAACGCATTGAATGGAACTTTGCAAAATTCTTAGTTGACCAAAACGGAAATGTCGTTAAACGTTTCTCAGCAAAAGCAGAGCCTGAAACAATCGTTACAGAATTGGAAAATCTTCTTGCAAATAACTAATCAAGACAAGGTCAATCTGATAGCACTGTCACCCCTATCTTGTCTATAGATAGGCGATTAAAAAATATGACAAATTGATTACAAAAACAACATTGTTTTGATTTTTGCACCTTTTTACGCTAAAATATGACTAATGAGAAGACGATTAAAACCAATTGTTGTTGTAGTTTTCTTTGCCCTGTTCGGGCTCCTTCTCGTGATTGGTAGAACTCACTATGATAGCTTACGAAAGCAACAACTGGCTTTGGCTAAGGTTTCTATTCCAACGTTGAGTAGCTCAAGCACGACAACTACCACTACATCAACTTCAGAACCTGATGAAGAATTTGTTCTTAATCCGATTATCGATGTTTCAGGATGGCAACTGCCAAATGAAATTGACTATGACACTTTATCTCAAAATATTTCTGGCGCTATCGTTCGTGTCTATGGAGGGTCACAAATTAGCAAAGATAGCAACGCCGCCTACACGACTGGTATCGATAAATCATTTAAGACACATATCAAAGAATTTCAAAAACGAGATGTTCCTGTAGCTGTTTATAGTTACGCCCTCGGAAAAAGCGTCAAAGAAATGAAGAACGAAGCGAAAACTTTCTATGAAAATGCTTCGCCATACAAACCAACTTTCTATTGGATTGACGTTGAGGAAGCGACTATGTCAGACATGAACAAAGGTGTTCAGGCATTCTTGAGCGAATTAAAACGGCTCGGAGCTGACAAAGTTGGTATCTACATTGGTACTTACTTCATGACCGAGCAAGAAATCTCTGTTGACGGATTTGATGCCGTATGGATTCCCGCTTACGGTTCAGACTCTGGTTATTATGATGCCGCTCCACAAACAGATCTTGACTACGATCTTCATCAGTATACATCACAAGGTTATCTTGGCGGATTTGATTCTGCTCTTGATTTAAACCAAATCGCAGTCACAAAAGACCGCAAAAAAACTTACGAAAAACTTTTCGGAAAAATTGATAATAAATAA